AACCCGGGTATCCGTTCAGGACAGAAGATGAAGACGGGGGCGATCCCACTACGGCACGGCGCCAGAGGCGGCCCGGCTTCTCTCGATCCAACCCCCGCCACTGCTCGCCAAATGGCGTGGCGGGCAGGGGCTCCCTGTTGCCTCGGGAGCCGACAGAAGTCATAAGACAAGGGCGGATCCGTCACCATCAGCAGCGGCTTTACAGTCCCAAGCAGCCGCTCGACATCGGTTGCGGCCGTGGCATCGCCGCAGAGCAGCCGATGGTTTCCGAGAATCCAGAGATCACCCGGTCGGGTGACGGGATCCTCAGGGGCTTCAGGGATCTCGTCCTCGCCCTCTCGGGCGGCAGAGTCGTCGTCTTCGATTCCATCGAGCAGCGCACTCAGCTCCGCCTCACCGAAGCCAATCAGCGAGAGATCGAACTCATCCTCAGCAAGGACCTTCAGCTCTTCCGAGAGGAACGCGTCGTTCCACTCCCCGAGCTCGGTTAGTTTGTTGTCAGCGATGCGGTAAGCCCGTCGCTGCGCTTCGCTCAGGTGATCGAGCACGATCACCGGCGCATCTGATAGTCCGAGTTGTGTCGCCGCCAGGATGCGACCGTGGCCGGCAATCACCTCACCATCGCTCGACACCAGCACCGGCACGGTCCAGCCGAACTCCGCCATGCTGGCAGCGATCTTCGCCACCTGATCGGGATCGTGTGTCTTGGCGTTGCGCGCATAGGGGCGCAAGCGGTCGAGCGGCCAGGTCTCGATCGCTTCGGGAGCGAAGCTGAGGGTCATGGGTGTCCGAAGATCGATGATCGGGTGGATGCCGGCGCTGCTTGATCCGGATACCGCGGTGGACTCCGTGCGGGGTCCAGCGGCAACCAATGGCGCCGGTGCGGAAGTCGTTAGTTCGTCGGGGTTTCGGGGACCAGGCGCGCGAGGCTGGACTCCGGGTGGCCTCCCAAAAAATCCGACCTGTCGCTAGCGATCTATCGCGCCACGCCCGCCCGCATACGTTTGTTGCCGGGAAGGACCCGTGATCTTTCGGCGGCGTGGGATAAGAACCGCGACGCGCGCACCTCTCCCGAGGATAGGCCTAAACCTATCGATTTCGGCCGTTTTCGTCTCAGCGAAAAGTGTCCGCCGCACACCTTACCCGCCGCCACTCATCGCTGCGCCGCTTGAGCCAGCGCGATCACTTTCCGCTTCGACAGGTTTCGGTTGAACCGACGCCGGTTGAGGCGGAGCGAGATCAAGCACAGCCCGTAAAGCCAGTGCTGATGCGCCGCGGAGCGTTCAAGACCGACCGTCCAGCATATGGTTTTCCATCGCTCGCCGAAGGCCCGCATCCAGACGATCTTACCATCGATAGGCTCGAGGCCGACGGTCCAGGTGAGCGTCTCTTCCATCCGGCTGATGGCCTGTGGGGACGGAAGAATCCGCATCGGCTTCGGTTCCTGCCCCACCTTGTCACCAAAGCTGTGGATGATCTCCGGCCATAGGTTGAAGTAGCCCTGCACTCGGGGCTCCGGCAAACGCTTGAGCACAGACGCAGCCTCGGCCATACGTTCCTCGACGATGCTGGGTGTCCATTCGTCGCTGATCATGACTGCACCTCCCGACGCACAGCGGCGTAGCCGGCGATGTCGACCATGCTGTCGAGATGGTTAGGATCGAAGGTCAGGCGGGCGAGCTTCAGATCGATCAGGCAAAGAGCCACCTGCGCTGGTGTGATCGGTTGACCGAGGGTGATCGACCAACGCTTGGCGATGGACGCCATGGACGCGGCAGGATCGCCGTAGCTTTCGCGACGATTGGCGACGACGGCTGCCGCCTGCTTCAGCATCATTTCCCCGTTCATTCACCTCCACTCCCGATCCGGTTGGCCAGCGCCCAATCGAGGACGGCCAGCGCATCGGCCTCGTTGTCGTCGACGGGGTCGAACCCGAGCTCTCGAACCGCGGCAATCACGGCCTCCTTGCCCGCGTTTCCCTTGCCGGTGATGTGACGCTTGACGGTGCCCACCGGTACGGCCTCGTAAGGGATGGCGTGGTGTTCGCACCAGGCCGTGACGTGGGCGAGAAAGCCACCATAGGCATGTGCGGCATCGACACCGGCATGCCGTCGGACCTCCTCGACAAAGACCGCTTCCAAATCACCAGCGGCCTGCTTGATCTCGGTGAGCCAACGCTTGAAGCGCAGGAAGCGCATGCCGCCGCCCTGCCAGCGGTCATTTCTGAACTCGACCGTGCCGCTGGTAATCTGCCCGTCGCGCCCTCGAAATGCCCATCCGGATCTGGCTCCAAGATCAAGGGCGAGAACCGCGAGACGATTTCCTTCTGAATTCGTGATTGGTTCGATTGGTCCAGGTTCAGTCATCGCGGGTCTCCAGCACATCGGTTGTGGTCAGCGGCGCGGTTTGGAAACGGAGCCTTGGCAATGGCCCCGCCGATCGCCGGTGGGAGGAGTGTGTGTTGCCAGGCACACTCCTCCCCTTTAGAGGAGGTGGAAACGTGGAAATCATTGAAATCGTTGATGTTTTCGGCTGTTGGCAACGCTTGGCAATGGCAACGGCGCCAAATCGTGATTTCCGTTTGAATTCAATCGGTTGATGCGATTTCCAGGGGGCCGATTCCTGGCAATTGCCAAATGGCAACGTGGCAATTGGCAACACCGGCCACCCCCTCCAGATTTGGAAAGCAAAGGCCGGAAACGCTGGAAACGGAGCGGCCATGAGCATCAATCCTCCGCCTCGTCGGCGCCATGCACGAACTGCCCCACGCCGCGGGCAAAAGGCCCCGTCGGGATGTCCAGCCACTTGTCCTCCTTGGATCCCGAAGCCATGCCCTTGACCAACGCCGGAGGACGTCTGTTGAGCAGGTCCTGGGCCATGTCCTGGAGGCGCTTGCGGCCCATCTCGTGGAACGCAGACGGCAGTCGGTGTCGTTGCTGGTAGACCCCGGAGCCACCTGTATGGGTGAAGGGATGACCGTTCTCGGCCGCCCGAGCGATGGCGGCCACCAGGGTGTCGATCAGATCCTGTTCAGGAAGACGACTTTCACGCAGACGCGGTGTCACGTCGACAAGAAGGCCAGTGGGCGCACGGAGGAAAGTGCGAATGGTCCGGTCCGCCGGCCCGTTGGCCTTGACCACCGCGCCCTGGAATACGGCATTGCGGGCGAAGGGCTCTTCGAGCGCCTTGAAGACGAAACCCTGGTGTTCCTCGGGCGCGGGCCACAGGGCGTAGACCAGGCGCACTCCGTCGACGATGGCGCTGGTGCCGCGCACGGCGTCGCGGGCCTGCTCGACCGAGGCGATGGGCCGGTTACCCTGAGGCTTGCGCATGTGGTGGGCGACGATCACCGCCGCGCCGGTCGCCGTCGCCAGGCTCGCAAGCAAGCCGGTGGCGAAGCTGCCCGCCGCCGGATCGGAGGTGACGTCGGCATGGATGAAGGACGCCAGCGGATCGAACACCACCAGCCTGAGATCGCGAAGGCGCAGGATCTGATCGCGCACCATGCGGAATTGGGGCGTGATCTCGGGACCGTCCTTGCCGGACACCACCAGCGGGATAGGTCCACCCGCGTTGGGCAGAGGTACGACGATTAGCCGCTCAGGCCGCTCTAGCCGCAATTCCTCGGGATCGAGCCGCTGCAGGCGACGATGGACCTCGCCCTGGTCGTCCTCGGCGGTGAAGATGACGGCCGTGCCGAACTCCCGCACCGGGCCGCCGAAGGCCATGGGTTCTGGGCTGACCGAGACTGAACGGGCCTTGCCGGTGGCCACCGACAGGGCAAGATCCAAGGTCATCATGCCCTTACCGGTGTCGCCCATAGCGGCGAGGATCGAAACGACACCTAGAGGCAAAGAGCCCTCGACCAGAAAGTGCTGTTCGGGCGCATCGCCGGCATAACGACCGGCATTCCAATCGGACAGATCCAGCGTCGCCTTTTCGGGCCGAACAGGCTGGCGTTCGCAAGTCGCGATGAAATCGGTGACGTCTAAGTCTTCAGCCACGGCATCGGCCGCGTCCCATTTTTCCGGCTTGCTGTCGGGGGGAAGTAGCACTGATACGGACACAGCTCCGACACCCAGCACCGCCTGAGCTGCGGTCATGGCGTACCGCCACCCGGCCTCGTCCTTGTCCGGCCAGATCACCACGCGCTTGCCCTTGAGCGGCGACCAGTCGGTTTTCTCGACCGGCGCCGAGGCGCCGTTCATGGCCGTAGTAGCGCAGATCTCCTGATCGATAAGAGCCTGCGCGGCCTTCTCGCCCTCGACCAGAATCACTTCAGACACCGACTTGATGCCTGGCCGGTTGTAAAGCGGCCGCGGGTCGGGCGCCTTCATCTTGCGATTCAGCACGTCCCAGGGCCGGAACTGCTTTCCGCCAGGCGGATCGTAGCGGTACACACAGGCGATGAGCCGGCCGTCCTCGTCCAGATAGTCCCACTTGGCGGTGACCGGTCCCAGCTCGTCGCTGGGCGGATTCTTGGACTGGGCAGCCCGGTCGTCGTGGAGGGTGCGGCTTCGGCCATCCAGCCATTCGCGGATGTCATCCATGATGGCAGGAAAGTCGGCTCGAGTGTCCCGTCCGGTGACAGCCGCCCACAGCCCGATGATGTCGCCGCCCTCCTTGGTGGCGAAGTCGTGCCACATGCCAGCCTTGGGACCGGCGAGCTCTACCGTCAGGCTGTCACCGCGATTGCCGTGGACGTCGCCGACCAGGAACTTGGCGCCCTGAAACACGCCACCCGGCAGCAGATAGGAGAGCACGCCGCGAATGTTCACGAGCATGCGGGTTTTGATCTCCTCGGTGCTCTCGGCGTCATCCCACGGCCGGGTGCCATCGAGGCGCTGCGGCTCGGCATCGTTGAAATCACGCCAACGATCCAGGTTCACCACGTCACCGCTCATGCTCCGCTCCTCCAACAGCAGTCGGACCAGGAACAGAAACGGCATTCATGGAAGTCGGCGGATTGGGCGATACGGGGTAGCAGTTCTCCCGCCTCGGTCGCCTGGATGATGCGCACCGCCTTGTCGCTCGCGGCCTGAGCTAAGGCACCGTCGAAGGGCACCAATTCGTGATGAAGTTCCGCCGTGTCCTTGTTGATGGCGGTGAACAGGGCCGGGTTCTTCGAGATGCCCGGCACCGTCGCTTCCATGTAGGCCTGATATGTGGCGATCTGCGCCGCATAGACAGGCTTGGAGATCGTGACGCCGCGCTTAGCGGTGTCCTTCCAGGATTTGGCGTTCAGCGATTTGCATTCCCACAGCGCCGGGAAGCCGGGCAACACGGGACCGGCATTGATGATACCGTCCACATGGCCGCGGATACGACCGCCGGCGACCGAGAACCCAAACTGCTCGCCGTTCGGCCGGTTGCCTTTGGTGGTATAGAGATCGAACCCGGCCCGACGCAGCCAGCCGATGGCCAGATCCTCGAAGACATGGCCAGTGGCGAAAATGCGCAGAGTCTGGCCGTCGAAATCGCCGCCATCGTCCTTGGGCGCCCCGGCATACTCGTATTGCAGGGCCCGTTCGCAGGCGACGCCGAGGCGCGAGCCGCCGAGATAGTTCCGGGGCGGCCGCGTGGCATTCTCGTCCATCAGGGCTTGGTCGATCAGCGTGTTGATCGTCTCGGCGAAACCGGCCGAGTGATTGAAGTCCAGCATCAAAAGGGGATCTCCGTCTCATCGCCCTTGGCGGTCGCCAGCATGGCGGTTTGAAAGCCGTCAACGGCGACCTCGATCAGGGTCAGCACCTGGGTCTCAGTGAGATCGATCAGCCGGCTTTCCCAGCCGATCTCCTCCATGACCTCGGCGACCGGCTTCATGGCTGACCGGATCGCCGCCCGTTCCTGTTCGGTCAGGTCAACCATGCCCAAACCCCGCTTCGCCAAGCCGGACCAGAAGGCCTGGCAGGCCATCGAGCAAAACCAGACCGATTGCCGGAGCCGCTTCGAGCGCACCGGGTCGGACCAGCCAAAGCCACGGGCCGGACGCCGACAGACGGCACAGAGCGCACCACGCGGATGCCACAGACGCAGCCGCGCGGCAGCAGTGTCGGATAGCGAGGCCATGGATCATGCCGCCCTCCGGTCGCTCGAAACCGAGGTCCGCACCAGTTGCTGGATCGCCTGCTTGTTGAACGTGAAGGTCAACAAGGCCGAGGCCTGATACCGCGTGAGACCGAAATCTTGCCGGTAGCTCGCAGGCAGGTAACGGAGCTGCTTCTCCGTCGCCGGCTGGTTCAACCAGCTCCTGGTCTTGTGGGCGCTCTCGTCGGTCTCGTTCTCGTTGAGCCAGTCATCCGCCGCCGCCAGGCAGACAGTGCGCTCGCCCACTGCTAACAGCCGCGAGCGCTGTCCCTTCGCCCCGCCGACGGAGTGCCAGCGCCCGTGCAGGAAGAAAATTCCGCCCCAGGCGTTGAAGCCGTTGGCGACCAGCGCCGCGTCATCGCCGAAAAGATCGCACCAGCGGAAGCTGGAGCGCTTCAGGAGGTCGATCTCCGACATGACGAAGTCGGCAAGCGGCATGGCCTCACTCTCGCCGGCTCCGACTGACTCCCAGAGATAGCCGCAAAGTGGACACTCGCGCACCGCCAGCGGCACCTGCGCGCTGCAGTCCGGACAGTCCTTGGTCGGGGCCTCGCCGTCGCCGGCCTTGCCGTCCAGATTGACGTCCTGTTCAAGGCAGCCGTGCAAAAGGGTCGAGGTGCCGAAATCGAGCACGATGCAGTCGGTCTTGACCACGCTGGGGAACTCGTTCGGATCGACGGTGCGCAGGCCGCGCCCGACCATCTGAATCATGGTCGACTTGTAGGAGGACGGCCGGAGCAACACGACGCAGCTGGTCGGCTGGTGATCCCAGCCCTCGGTCAGCACGGCCACGTTGACGATGACCTGGGTGTCGCCCTTTTCAAAGGACCGCAGGACGGACCGGCGATCGGCCTCGCCCATGTCTCCCCAGACCATGTCGGCTGGGATCCCATCGGCGACGAAGGCCTCGGTGACGTTGCGGGCGTGATCGACGGTGGAGCAGAAGATCACGGTCTGGCGATCACCGGCCTTCTCCCGCCAGTGACGGATCACCGCCTCGGTGATGGGCGCCCGATTCATGATGGCGTCGACCGCCTTCATGTCAAAGTCGTCAACGGTCTTGCGGACACTCTTGAGGGCTTCCTGGGTGCCGACGTCGATGACGAAGGTGCGCGGCGGCACGAGATGGCCTGAGGCAATCAGCTCGCCGATGGAGATCTGGTCGGCCACATTGGAGAAAACCGGACGCAGCCCCTTTTTGTCGCCTCGGTTGGGCGTGGCGGTGACACCTAATACCCGAACATCCGGATTACGGTCCTGGGCTCGGTCGATAATCCGCCGATAGCTGTCGGCGGCCACGTGATGGGCCTCGTCGACGACCAACAGATCGAGTGCCGGCATGGCGTCGAGATTCGCCTTGCGGGCCAGGGTCGGCACCATGGCGAAGGCCGTCCTTCCCCGCCAAGACTTCGTGCGGGAATCGACGATGGAGGTGCTGATGGCGGGGTTGACCTTGGCGAATTTGAGGACGTTCTGAGCCGTCAACTCGTCGCGATGCGCCAACACGCAGGCCTTCGCATCGTTTTCCGCCAGCATCCGACCGACGACGCCCGAAAGCATGATCGTCTTGCCGGCGCCGGTCGGCGCGACACCCAGAGTGTTGCCGTGTTCGTCGAGCGCGCGCACGCTGCGCTCGACGAAGGTTTTCTGGCGGGGGCGAAGCAACATGGATACGCCCTCCTACTGCGCCCAGGCGGGGCGGTTCGGAGCACCCGTCGGCTGCGCCTCGGGCGCGGATGTCGTGGCACCGGTGACAGGCGCCGCGGCGGCAGCCGGGACACCGCCCGGCTTCCAGGTGCCGCCGGACTGGCTATAGGTCTCCCAGTCCTTGTGATTGGGCGTGACGGCGAAGCGGATCTCGTTCTTGGCGTCGCCGTTCTGGTCCTTACCGACGTCGATCTTGGCCAGAAACTCGATGCCATCGAGATCGGCGAACCCGTTGATGCGCCGCGCCGTCTGGGCCTGGGGCGAGTTGTCCTTGTCCGACAGTCCGCGAGCAGAGTTCAGGATGCCCCGCACGAAGGAGCGGCCCATGTTGCCCCACTCCGGGCCCTTGAGGCTCAGGAGACCGATCAGGCTCCAGATCTTGCGGCGAGCGTAGGCGCCTTCGAGGAGCACGAACTCGGCATTCAGATAGACAGAACCCGTGGTCTCGTTGCGGGTGGCATAGCCGCCGGTCCAGCCCTGGGCCGGGTCATCGTAGCCGCCCGGCTTGAGGGTCATCCTGACCGGCACGATGGTGCCCTTGGGGATCAGGTCGTAGGACGTCTGGGAGTCGGCGTCGTTGAAATCGTTCCAGGAACCGGTCATGGTCAGGACGCTCCTTCATCTTCTTGCGTGACGGGGGTATCGGCGGGCTGGGAGGCGGGGCGGCCAAACTCCAACCTCTCGCTCGCCGGTTTTACGGGACCGCCGATTTTCTCCATCAGACGGCCGAGATGGGGTTCCTCGATCTGGTCGAGGCGCCCGCTGCGATCCTTGGCGGGATAGCCGAAGGGATTCAGTGTCTGGCAGACGAAGGCCCGGAAGGGATCGCCGTCACCCTGGCCGATCTCGGCCATGGCGATGACTTCATCGACGATGCCGGGAAGCTCGTTACCGGTCTTCGAACCCTCGATCTGCGGGACGAAGACCCGGCGATTGAAGTCGTCCAACTTCTCGTCGAGGATGCCGACGAACCAGACGTTCTTGCCGCGGGTGTGCTGCAGATGGGTGAGCCAGGCGATCATCTCCTGGCCGTGCAGACCGTAGGCGCCGCGCATGTCGGGCTTGCCGGTGCGCTCCGAGATCGCCTGCGGTTGGCCCTTGCACCACTGGAAACAAAGGCGTCCGGCGACGGTGATCGAGTCGATGAAGACGGTCCGGTACTTGTCGAGGGCGGCGGGATCGCCAAACCGCTCGCAGACAGCATCGAAGTGCGCCTGGCTGTAAACCTGGTCCTCGCGCAGCGCCGGGTTCGGCCCGCCGATGAAGACCGCAAAGTCGCGACATTCCTGCCAGGTGCGCGGACGGATGGTGTCGCCCGGCCACCCCTCGATGGCGAGATCACCGGCCTCGAGGTCGAAGAACAGAGTGATCGATGCTTCCAGGGTCCAGAGCAACGATGTCTTGCCGATGCCGGACTTGCCGAAGATGCAGCCCTTGATGCCGCGTCGTTCGGCGAGGCGCTGATCCGCCGAGATGATCGGGAGGCTCATCACTTGCCCCCCTGTTTCTTGGCGATGGCGTCCAGGGCGTTGTCGGCCCCGACCGCGCCATTCTTGCGCGCCATGTCGTAGATGCGGCGCAAGGCGTCGATCTCGGCGTAAAGGGCGGAGGACTTCGCTTGCAACGCCAACTGAGCAAACGCGATGTCGTCGATCGACGCCGCCTCGATGGGTTTGATCACCTCCTCCTGGCGATCACCGAGCGCAGGGATGCGGATGCTGTCGGGAATGTCGGCGAGGAAGCAATTGTCTTCGCGCAAGCGATCCAGCTTGGTCTTGGCGGTCATTTGGACACCTCGTTGTTCAGGGTGAGTCGGAAGGAGGGTTTGCCGACCCGCACGGTGCGGGCACTCTCGAAGGCCGAGCGAATGTGACCGGGCCAAGCCGTGAACTTGCGTTCGGGAACCCTGAAGCCGATGTCGACGTACTCGGTGGGATCGTCACCGTCGGCGCGGATGCGCTCGGCCAGGGCGGCCAGCTGGGTCTGGTCCCAATCGACTTTCTTGGGCAGATCGGCGACCACCGTCACCGGCCCGTCATCGAAGCGGATGGTGCCGGTGTCTTTGCCGGCGTCCCGGCGCAGGGACTGGGCCCGATCGGCGTAGCGCTGGGCAATGGCGCCATCGAGCCAGTCCCTGGTCGCCTTGGCGGCATGCAGGGCCTCTTCAGCCTCCACCTGCAACAGCGCCAACTGATCGGCGGGCAGCGCGGCGATTTCGCCGATCGGCATGCGGTGAAGATCCCTGAGGGTGAGAGTGTTGGAGATCATCGCCGCCTCCTCACGCCATCTTCGGCGTGGGCTGGTCGGCGGTGCTCTCGCGAAGCTGGGTCGCCTCGAACTCTTCAACGTCCTCGAGCCGATAGACGACGCGGCCGCCGATCTTGATGTAACGGGGACCTTCCCCCGACCAGCGCCAGCGCTCGAGCGTGCGGTGGCTGATGTTCCAGCGAGCGGCGAGCTCGATCTGGTTCAAATGTCTGACCGTCATCTGCATCTCCTTCGGTCTTGGTCGAAAACCTGCGGAGAGGATGGCAATCGGGCGGGTAGGAACCGGGGAGGAGCGAGGAAGGAGAGAGGGTAGGAATCGGACTTTTGGGCCCGAGAAACGAAAAAAGCCGCCCCAGAGGGACGGCATTCACGCAGTGGCGCTGGTCACCGAAGCGCTACGGGCCCATCAGATGTAGGCTTCTTCTAACTCAATCTCTGGCTCGAGGGATCCCGTCCAGGTGAAACGATAGCGCGCGCTCTTGCGAACATTGCCGACGAGCGCGGGGCGGAAGCATGCGAGGCAGACGCCATCGTTGTGGCGCACGCTGGGATAGATGATCCCGGACGCCCGCTCTCCGAGAAGGGTCTCCGCGAGCATCTGGGATTCGACGTAACTGTCCGGATCAAGGCACTTCTCGTGGGTCGCATCTCCCCGAATGTCGTGGTACTCCCCGCCGAAATCCGCGAGATAGTCGTCGTAGGTGACGCTTTCCTCCATCCAGTCGATTTCAGCGAGCTCGACCGATTTGTGCCAGGCAACCTCAGCTTGCGATGTTTCGAGCTCAAACCCGGCATACCAGGCGCCGCGATCTGGACCGTTGAATCGGCTGCCGAGCGGGTGGGCATGCGAAAAGGCCGCGTTGATGATGCGGTAATAGGGAACGCCAAACACCAGCTCATCAACGCCGATACCCGGCAGTCGATCGTTTTCGGCGAGCAGGCGGTCATTGGTCGCGTGGTCCAGATCGAAGATGCCCCGAAGGTGGTCGTCATCGTCGGCGATCCGGACGAGTACGCTTTCCCCGCCCTCACTGTACTTCGAGGGAATCAGCCGATGCGTATCGAGCTGCCGGATGCGGATAACGGCGGGGCTGCTCAATGACCGCCCCGCCTTGCATCCAAAAGTTTGCGTACCGTCGCGAATGCCGGCAACCCGCCCTGCATGAGATACTCATGCGGCGTTATCCCGCCGAAGATCCTGTTCTTGTTTGGCAGTTGCATCCAGCGGTCCGCCAACTTCTCGCTGTAGAGAATGTTCAGCGCCTTGAAGATGCCGACGAGATAGGAGATCCGGCGAAGCTTGTCCTCGTCGAGTGCCCGGTCACCCCCCTTCTTCAGAGCGTAATAGGCGCCGTTCGACATTCCCCCGAGAAGCTGGCGAGCATCGTCGTCACGAATTTTCCAGTGCGCCATGATATTGAAGAAGGCGCGTACAGCGTCCGAACTGAGCCGCTCGCGCTCAGTCCGATCGGACAGATCGATCAGGGGCGCGACCTCGTAGCGGCTAGCTGGATAGGTTTGCGTGAGGGGCATAGCATCCTCCATTTATGGAGGAAATATAACTCCAATTATGGAGTTTTTCAAGCCTTCTTGTTCGGCTAGGAGAAGGGCGAAAAATCAATAGCTTAGCGACCACCCTCCCGATTGAAAGAGAGGTGTCCTCAGAGCGAAAACCGGCAGCGGCCGTGTCGCTCCTCGATGAAGTCACGCCAATCGGTACGCTTGGAGAACGCCTTGGCGAGGGTATTGACGCTGTCACTATACCCGGCGGCCTCCAGCACCTCCGCGGTCAACCGCTCGGGCTGGCCGGATTGCCACGCATCGAACAGCTGGCGAATGACGGCCCGCTGCTTTGAACCAGTGAACGAATAGCGTTTGCCGTGAACAGTGACCGCGGCGCCGTCCGCCGCCACTTTCATCGGAGCGTCGTCTGCTCGCGATCCCGATGCGATCCTCGCGGCCAGAAGCTCAGGATCGGCCGCGAGACCAATTTGGTCGGCGACATCTCGGACGGCAATAAGCGAATGCCCTTGGAAGACATCCGCTGGAAGACGGTCCGCCGGCGTCAGACTGAGAACGATCCGCAGCCCGGGAGCCGGTCGTTCCCGAACGGCGTCGCCGAAACGCTTCCAGACGGCCGGATCGCCAAGTCGTCGGCCGATCCAAACCGGCACGCGTTTGCCGCGGCCTGGCAGTCGTACCTCCCCGACCTCCCAAAAGAGATCGGACACGAGGATGGCACGGTGGGCCCGCGGCTGCAGATCCAACTTGTCCAACAGACGATCGAACAGCTTGTCGAAGTCGACGCCAAACAGCGCCAGGCGGTCACTCGGCACAGCCACCCAGCCGGCCGTTGGGCTGAAATAGCCATAGCCGCGGTGCTCGGGAGACCAGGTCAGATTGACGGGCTCGTCTTCATGGTCCGCGAGCGAAATGGCCGCTCGCTGATGGTCCTTCTGCTGAAGCAGGCCGGTGGCCTTCAGCGCCGGAGCCACTGCTTCGAACGATTCGTCGAGAACCGCAGCGGAGACGGCTGCGTTCGGCGTCTCGACCACCGACAACAAGAAATCGACCGCCTGGCGATCGAGAGGGGGCGCGCTGTCAGTCACCCCGCAAGATGCCCCAGCGACGCAGGTACTTCTCGCCGATCAACTGCTCTTCCTCGGTCTGGTCCTTGAGATTGCAGCCATGGGGCATCGTGATCGTCAGCGGCAGGGTCCGCCCCCGCTTGGCCTCGCCCTTGGGATGGAACTTAATGGTGAGCTTCGACTGCGTCGCGACCCATCCGCCAGCGAGAGGATCACCGGCACCGAACCGCTCGGCCGCCATGCTCCAGATGGAGCGGTCAGCCTTGCGAAGGCATTCGAGCGTCACCCGTTCCCCGACGTTGTCGATGGGCATGAGTCGCAGCTGCTTGACCTCGACGGACTCGATCCCGTCCTCCGGGTCGGTGGGGAAATCATGGGGCTGCAGCAGAACCGCAAGGTCGTAGGTCCGGAACGGCACCTTTTCGCTCTCGAACTCGATGCCCAGAAGGTCGCGGGCCATGAACCGCACCATTTCCTCGCGGCTTTCGCGATCATTGGCTACGACCTCGATGACCCCAGTCGCCGGTTCGTAGGTCATCGCTGCCTCGAACACCGGACGCCGGGCGCGGCGAACCAGGGTACCGCCCTCGTCAAACGCCAGGAAATCGTCCAGCAGCCCCTCACGGTAGACCGCGATCTGCACCAGCTCGCAATCCTCACCGTCGAAGGTCGGGCGACACCGTTCGAAAATGTCGACGTGGACATTATTGGCGGAGAACTGCTGGCGCAGCGCCGCCTTGAAGGCCTCGAGAGCGACCTCGTCGCGGCGCAGATCGAGGTTCGGGGTGCCGATGAACCCGTCCCAACTGCGACCGCGGCGCCGTTCGTCGGTGTAACGGACCTCCTCGGCATGGCGGAACCGGACCGGCTCGTTGAGGAACATCCAGAGCGCGCGGGCATGACCGTTGGCGAGATCATCGAGAACCGAACGATCATCGACCACGCTGTAGAGCGCGGTCTGGCCGGCGTCGTCGGCCAGGCCGCTGACGCGGTCCGAATCGTTGACGACCCGGGCGCGGGCTTCGTCACTCATTTCATCGACGGCGCCGAGCACGCCCCGGACCACATCCGGCTCTGCGGCATCCCAATCCACCGGCGACGGCAGCTCGATTCCGGTGTGGTCGAAATAGGCCTGCAGCGACGAGGCAGGCATGTTGCGGATGAAACTCGTCACTGAGGCCATATTCAGTTCTCCTTAGCCCTTGATGTTGCGCGGGTCGTTGCCGTGCGAATCGGACTGCGCGATCCGACCGTCACGATTGTGGATCTTGAACTCGGTGCCGGCGTTACGGCTGAGTTCGCGCCCGCGGTCGATCGCCTCCCGCTTGGTGTCGAAATGCCCGCTCGACCGGTCAGCACCGCCGCGGCGGACGTCCCAGCCTCCATCAGAATTGGGCACCACGTGGTGGGTGCCGGACCCGCGCTTATTGCCTGACATTGATCTGGTCTCGGTAGTTAACGCACCAGCCCTACGCTGGCACTCTGCGGATTAGCGTATCAACAGCGCACGCGGAGTCAATCGAAAAAATACGCACATCAGCGAATTAGCGAGTTTCGCTAGCCGAACAGGGATGGCTGCCTGTCGGACTCCGATACCAAGTTGAGCTTCAGCAGCCGAATCCGAGCTGCATCCTCCGAAACCGCAAACTGCTCCATGATTGCTCCGATCAAGGCGCAACCATGGTCGGATCCAACGTAAATCGCTCCGTGCAGGCCGCGCGGCTCGCAATACTCGGTCACGAGGCGGCGCACATGGCTCGCGGGCATCAGAATGGCGCCACTGACGAACCCAGCCTGCCACTCCATCCAGTCGTATTGGCTGGCGTTGAGGATCGTGTCTCTCTTACAGATCGCCTTGTTTTCTGTGCTTTTTCGCTCGAAGAGACGCCCTGAAATGAACTTTTCAGCCCAGAGGTAGCGATGGAAATGAACGTGGCCGAACTCGTGGGTCAGGGTCGTCCGCAGCCGGTTCTCCCTTCGCTCGTCGTTGGCGAGCTTCTCCGAGATAGAAACCATCGGCCCCTTGTCGGGGAAGAACTCAGTGACGCCCTCGACGTCATCGCCGAAGGCCGAAAGATCCGCATAGGCATCCACCGAGGCATCGTGCTGCTCGATCAGAACATGAAGATCGTCGGTCGAGATGGGAAACTGGATGTCCCCGTGCTTCTTTCTCAGGAACCCAGACACTAGTCGCTCGCATTCCCGATCGAGCTCGTCGACCGTGTAGTGAGGCCGCTCCGCAAAGCGGCCCGTTCTATCGGGGACCATCCTTACCATGCAGCAGCCTTCACTTTGTGATGGTCCTCCGAAAGTTGGCAAAGCTCTCGACGATCTTGTCGCGATCCCTGGCCTCTTTACGGATATCATCCGGGATCTTTCCCGCGAGCACGAACAGATAGCCTTCGTCCTCTTCGAGCAGGGCGGCAAATTGCTTGATCAAGTGATCGGATGTGGGACTCCGCCGATCGTGCTCGATGTCGTTGAGGTACTGAGGGGATATTGAGCCACCTCCCTCGTCCTTCATGACTCGCGCAGCGAGCTCCTTCTGGCTGAGACCCAATGCCTTTCGGGCCTTTGAAATCGCCTTGCCGAAGGTCATGCTGTCGGTAGACATGATCGATCCATTTCTTGCTCTCCCCGTCAATCCGCTTGTTCGCGGATTAGCGAACTGTTACTCGTTATCCCCAAGAGGATCAACAGAGAAACGGGATGCGACGTTCGGAACCGGGAGCTAGTCATCCGAATCTAAAGTTCGACGCATAAAGTTTTCTCTGTTTTCTGGCAGAAGCGTTTTACGGCGGCGAGGATTTCGTCGGCTGATTTCGTCCATCTGTAGGGCTTGGGGTTTTCGTTGTGCC